TAAAAGAGAAGAAGAGGAAGAAGAATTAATTAGGGTGCGTCTTTTTATTTTATTTTTTTTTTACAACCCCTTTGTATTCTATGCTATATCTATGTTTTTATCAAAAAAAAATGTTCAAAAACGTTTAGTTACAATGAAAAAATGGTCTTAAATTCTTTACTTTTATGTTCTAAAGTTGAATTTCAATAAAAATGCCTTATTTTTTTTAATTTGGTGTTTATATTAGAAAAAACACTAACTTTGTGAAGCTAATTAAAATCGGTAAAAATGAAAAAATATCAAAAAAACATAAACTCGCCTATATCTCTTCAAATTTATTTTGTCAATTCCCTTTTGCCGTTTCATACAAGTCCCGTGTTTCCTAAATCAATGGACTTTTTTGCTTGGTTTTAATTAGCGTTTACCTCAAAAAAAATGTAAATGGCGAAGGGAAGGCAAAAAAAAGGAGTACGATATATTGCTCAAAAATTAAGAAAATACTACTCAAAAAGATATAAAACGTATGCTGAAGCACTTGACAAAGCACGTATAATTTTCAAAGAATTAGAAAAACGTACTGACGAAAAAAATCGAAGAGTAAATTTGAGGAATATTTTTAGCGTTGAAAGAATACCTAAAAAACCTAAAGACGTTGAGCCAATTATTCCTTCGGGATTTTATGAGCCAAAATATTTTTGGCAGATTGTTGATGAATTTGATTTAATTTATCGTCAATTACCCGAAAATGTTTACGTAGAATCAAAAGTATCAAAAAGCAATTTACCACAATTGCAAGGGGACAAGGATAACGCCACAAAAATTCTAAATGAATTTCAGACCGACCCTTATGAATTGTACTTTAAGGATTTTGTTGATTACGGAAATAAAATGCTAGAATTAGGAAATGGTGATTATGAGGAAAACGCCTTGTATTACATTTACACTAAACCGATTCGTAAAGAAGGAAAATGGGTTATGTATATCATTACTACTGACGAAGACGGGATTCAATGCGATTTTGGTTTTGACCCCGATAACTTTACTTTACCCGAACAATTTGTAGAATGTCCTCAAGACTTTCCAAATATGCCTTACAATGTTTTGCGAAGGGAAGCAAGACAAAAAGGAATAAAGTTTAGCAAGTCTCCAACAAAAAAGCAATTAATTGAGGAATTGGAAAAAAGAAAAAAAACGGCAACTCCAAAAGAAACACCCTCAAAAAAAACTACTTCAAAAAAAACAAATGAAATTGAACTCGAAACAAAGAAGCTAGAAGCTGAAACGAAAAAATTAGAAGCGGAAAATAAAAAACGTGAATTAGATTTGCGAGAGCAAGAATTAGATATGGAGAAAATTCAATATGGCTTAATGACCGCAGATGAATTTAGAAAAAAATGGAATAAAAAATAGTATGAAACAAGATACCGCCTTATTAAAGTAAAATGACAAAAATAAAATCATTACAAGTTAAAAGCGAGGATTACAAAATTATTTTAAACAAATACGAGCAAAACAATAAAACGTATAATCAATTGTTTTCGGGTAGTCGAAAAACTTTGTTGAATGAGAAAAATGAAATAGTTTGCTCCTCACTTTCGAGTGATTCTTTGAACATAGGGGATATAAATAAACCCTATTTTTTTTCGTTTCTAGCGCATTTCAACAAATGCCTTTACAAAAACATTGTAAAAAAAAATTTGTTTGATTTTAGGGTAAATTATTCGGGTGTTTCGAGAAAAAAAAACTATGCTAGTTTTAGAAAACTTGACGTAGGTGATTTTTTTTACATTGCCGACCTTAATTCTGCATATTGGCAAATTGCTTACAAACTAGGTTATATTGATAGTAAACTATATTTTAGGTACAAAGATGATGAAAAGTATAAATCTGCAAAACGTTTGTGTATTTCATTTTTGGCACGTAATACAAAAAAAATTTTCTATTCAAATTCGGGAGAATTTTTTACGATAACTTGTGAAAACAATGTATTAAAATTAGTTTATGAAAATATACGCAAATATTTATATTGTTTGTTTAGTAATATAGCTGAAAATACTGAATTTATTGCATACAATATTGACGCTATTTATGTTACAAAAAAAGATTTGTCAGTAGTAAAAGAATTTTTGACGTTAGAAAATTTAGATTACAAATTAGTATTATGTCAAAAAATAAATAATACTGAATTTAGTTACGGAAAAAAAACAAAAAAATTTTGATATGTTGTTGTTTTGATTATTTTTTGTATATTTGTGCAAGGAAACAAAAAAACAAACGCTATGATACCAAAAGAAAAAGCAAACGGCTTGTTTATTAAAGCAAACGGATTTGTTCAGCAAAAAGAATTTAGTAATGAAAAAATTAACCTAAAAGAATTGCAAGATTGCGTAGGAGGTTATATTGAATTTGTGTATTTGCCCGAAAACAAAGTTTTAGTAGTAAACGAAGAAGGTAAACTGAATCAATTACCCTTAAATGGAATTGCCACAATGAAATATTGGAGCGAAATTCAAGATATTTTAGTAGGAGACGTTTTAATAATTGACCAAAAATATATTGACTAATGAACGCTTTTAAAATTTCACTAGATAGGTATTTAACTCCTTACGAAGACGGATTCGACGGATTTTGTGATTTAGTTACTGAAAGACTTTCCGACGATTTTTTTGAATTAAATCAAGATTGGGTTATGGAGTGTGACGGAATTTTTAATAAATGGGTAAACAAGTGTTTTTTTAAGAAATCTTTTGACGTAAACAAAACGGCTAGGTTGATTGAAAGAGGACACGCCCTATATCAATTGTAATTTTTTAAAATTTTGAAAAATATGCGAATTACAGAAAAAGAGTATTTAGACGCAATAAAAATTGTTCAAGAGTATAATGAGCAAATTAAATTTGAAACGGAAAAAACATTGCAACCGATATGCCTTAAAACTCCAAGAGAAATAGGTAGATATAATTTGGGAAATTATTTTTCGGCTAGGATTTCTAGTATTTTGATTAATGTATTTGAAAATTGTCGAATTTGTGATATAAAAAAAGATGATTTTTTAGCTGTAAGAAATGCGGGAAAAAAAAGTTGGGAGGAATTTAATAATGTAATTAAAATAAATTAATGTAAAATGAAAAAATCTTTGGTTTTAAGCTGTGAATACGATAAGCCGTATCAAATAAATAACGATACAATATATTACCACCGATTAGTATTACAAAACGGAGATAGTGGTAATTGTGGCGTTAATGAAATGTATTCAAAAAAAATTGCCGTTGGTTCGGAAATTACTTATACGATAGAAAATAATCGAATCAAGTTAGTTAATCAAAACAATGTACCTCAATCAAACACAATGAAAGCAAAACAACAAACATTTCCAAGTGAAGAAGGATTTGGTAAAAAATATAGGAAGTCACCCGAAGACGCAATTACTTTTATTATGGGTTATGCCTCAAATAGACACGTAGCAAAAATTACCTCATTGAAAAAAGATATACCCGTTGAGGAAATGTTGGAAGACGCTGACAAAATATACGAACATTACAAAAAAATGCTGAATCAGTAATATGAAATATTTATTAGTTTTTTTGTCTGCATTAATACTAGAAATATGCTCTACTTATTACATTCGTTTTGTTTCGGAAAAAAACTTGTATGGTTCTCTTTTTTTTGCTTCAATAAGTCCTTTTTTAAGTTTAGTTTTTACGGGATATATGGTAGAAACAAAAGTGTGGCGTGAACGGATTTATTTAGCTTTGGCTATGTCTTTAGGTTATTCTTTAGGGGTTTTAATGGTTTTACAAAATATTTAACTAAAATGCTACGTTTATTTACGCTTTACACTTTCAAAAAAATATTTGAAAACGTCGAATTTGAATTATCGAATAACGCTAAAATGTTGTATATCAATTTGTTAATTTTTCACTTTGAAAAGTTACCAATTAGCGAAAAAAACTCACACGGGTTCAAAATAGTTAAAAACGACTTTAATAGTTTAGATTTTGAAAATAAAGATTTAATTGACTTGGAGAGAGCCAACCTTATTTTAATGAATCACGACGATTGTATTTATTTTAATAATGTTTGGGGTAAATGGATTGATAGAACTATGCTAGTCAATGATTCTTTAGTCAACGCCTTGAATACTGCTGAAAGATTTAAGGAACAGCTATTAAATAGCGTATCAACAAGCAATTATTTATGTATGAAATACAAACTTTCGTCCGAGAAATACATTGCTTTAGTAAATGATTTTTGCGAAAAACAAACGGCTATGTTGAAAACGTATGTTGACTTACACGACGTTACTAAACATTTTTATTATTGGGTAGGAAAAAATGAAAATAGTTTCAATGGAAAAGGTCAATCTACGAATATATTAGGAATGTAAAATTAAAATCCAAAGAAAAAAATGAGTACAAAAGATAAATTGAAAAACGTCAGCCGTACTTTTGGCAATACAGCAATGTTACTTGCTGTGCCAGCGTTTGATTATATTAAGTGTCCGCTACACCGCTACACTTTTTCAGTAAAACCAATAAGGGAATGGACTGAACGTAATTGCGAGGGCAAAACTTTGAACCTTTTTGCAGGTAGAACAAAACTTAATATAGACGAAATAAGAAATGACCTTGATGAAGAAGCGTTGGCTGATTATAGAATGGACGCTGTTGAATTTTTAAGAACGTGGAAAGGTGAAAAGTTTGATACAATATTACTTGACCCTCCTTATGCTTTTCGTAAAAGTATGGAGATGTATAAGGGTATAAGATGTAGCCCATTTAAGCAAATGAAAGACGAAATTATGAACGTATTAAAAGAAGGAGGTAAAGTAATTACGTTTGGTTATCATTCAAATACTATGGGTGCGGGTCGTGGTTTCTTTACTGAAAAAGTGTGTTTGTTTTCTCACGGAGGAGCAATACACGATACGATTGCAAGTGTTGAGAGGCATTGTAGTACGAATATATTAGGAATGTAAAATTAAAATGAATGAAAAAACAAGTTGTAATTAATGGATTCAATTAAGTTTGTTCGATTAAAAAATAAAAAAAATGGAAATGGAGGATTTTGGCGAATTAATGATTCAGTCGCAGTTACGTTTGGAAAAAGTAGTCATTGGCGAAATAGTTGCTGACAAAGAAGCCGTTTACAAAGTGGGAAATCTACTTAAACCCGATTTGTTTTCGGATAACAAGCATAAAATTGTTTGTAATGCCCTATTAAATTTGTTCAAAGAAAATATAGAAATAGATTTGGTTTCTTTGGCTAAATACTTAATGGATAAAGACGAATTGAAATTTTTGGGTAGCATTTCCTTTATTTCCGATTTGACGAATGATATTTATTCAACTACAAATTTAGAATATCATTTTAGGCTATTACAAGAAAATTATTTACGTAGGCAATTAATAATTAATTGTTCTCTTATTCGTTCAAAAAGTTTTTCAAGTGAAAATGACGTTTTTGATTTGGTCGAGGAGCATACCAAAATGTATAGTAATTTATTAAATTCTGTTTTATCAACAAAATATGATTCAGTAGGGAGTATTCACGATACGTTGATTAAAGAGCATTTGTTATGTACTCAAGAGGGTATTTTTTCGGGTGTTCCGACAAATTTAAAATTAGTGGATAACTTAACAAATGGTTGGCAAAATTCGGATTTAATAGTTTTAGCGGGAAGACCCGCAATGGGTAAAACAAGTTGTGCCATAATTTTTGCTATGAATCCCGCAATTTATCATAACGTACCCGTAGCATTTTTTAGTTTGGAAATGTCTAGCCAACAAGTTGTTAGTCGTATGCAATCTATATTAACCGAAATTGAGGTGTCTAGGTTAGTTAAAAAGCAGTTAAAGGGTTTTGAAATAGTTGAGTTAGATAAAAGGGCAAAAGTATTGGAAAACGCACCTATATTCATTGACGATACGCCTAGCATTAGTATTTTAGATTTAAAATCAAAAGCACGACAGCTTGTTAAAGACAAGGGGGTTAAAATTTTAATTATTGACTACTTGCAATTAATGAAAAGCGGAACAAAGAATCAAAGTCGAGAGCAAGAAATTGGAGAAATTAGTCGAGGCTTAAAAGCAATAGCTAAAGAGTTGAATATACCCGTAATAGCTTTGTCGCAATTAAGCAGAAACGTAGAAGGTAGGGGTGGCGAAAAAAAACCGCAGTTGTCGGATTTACGAGAATCGGGTCAAATTGAACAAGACGCAGATATGGTTATTTTTTGTTATCGACCCGAATATTATGAAATGCGAGAATACGATATTAACGGAAGGACTTATCCGACAAAAGGTTTATTTTTGTTGCTCGTTGCAAAACATAGAAACGGAAGTTTAGGAGACATACCGCTTGAATTTATACACCAAAATACCAACGTTGTGAATAACCCGAATTTTTTACCCAAGGAAAACGCAATTACTCCAACGCCAAATAACTATGAAATTTCAAATAATGAATTAGAAAATTTTTGGCGTGAAGAGGATTATTTACCTTTTTAATAATGAACGATTTTAATGATAAAGAAAAAGCAAATTTGATTACTGAAATAGTATGTGACTATTGTAATGCTCCAAAAGACGTATTCACTAGAAAAACACGTAAAAGTAATTACGTTAAAGTAAAGCATTACGCTTGTTACCTTATCAAAAAAAACACAAATTTGTCAAGTCAAAAAATTTGCGATAAGTTCAATTTTAAGAACCATTCTTCAATCATTCTTTTAATCAAAAAAATAAACGATTTAATGAAGTTTGACCGAGAAATGAGAGAAGAAATTGAGGCATTGCAAAACATACTGAAATTTAAGGGTTTGCTAATTCAAGAAAAAGTGAACTTGAACGAGTTTTATTATATTGATATGAATAATTTTGTCAGCGTTAAAGAAAAGGACGACAAAGCAGTAATTTTTGTTGGGTATTCGGACAAAGAAATTATTGATTTAATAGGTTTAAAAAAATTAGTAAAACACAACGATACTAAAAAATTTATTTTAGAAAATTATGAAAAAGCCAAAGGAGAAAATGGAGGGCAATAGGATTGCTGAATTGTTGAAAATAAAACAAATGTCACAAACTAATTTATGTCAGCTTTCGGGTTTAAGTCCAAGTCACGTTAGTAAAATAATGAATAATAAAACATTGTGCGTTTCATTGCCAATAGCCTACAAAATTTCATTAGCTTTAGACGAGCCAATTGAAAATGTTTTTATTTTGAAATATTAACGTAATTTTGTTAATAATATCAAATACGTAAATAATGACTGAAAGTAAAACAAACGTAAGAGTAAAAAATGTTTTCGGACAATGCTATTTTAACAACGGAAAATCGTTAATAAGTCCGACTGAAAAATATGAAATAGATTACGATAGAAAATTTTATTTATTTAATGTTATTCCCATTGGTGCGGTTAGAATGACCCAAAGCGACAAATGGAAAACAAACGCAAATCACGTTGACCCTAAAAAAAGACAGCGAGAGTCTGTAAGGCAGTATTTTGAATTTAAGACCGCAATTAGAACTCAAGCTGAACAAATGAATTACGTCTTATCGGAAGTTTTGGATATTGTTTTTTTAGTCCCAATGCCCTTTACTTGGAGCGAAAAGAAAAAAGTTAAATACAACAAAACTAAAGTCAATAAAAGACCTGACCTTGATAATTACATCAAAGCATTTATGGACGCATTAAGCATTGAAGACGGGTTTGTGTGGAAAATACAAGCCGAAAAACGTTATGCGTTTAATGGCAGTATTTTGGTTTATGCTTAATTAACACTTACCACCCAAATACGCTCCCGCTCGACTTTTTGCGGATTTCAATTTAGATTTTTTCAAGGTAGAACCCGCAGTAGAACATTTGCGAGTGGTCATTTTCCCTTTTTTTGATTTACTTGGTGTTGAAGGTTTACGTCCTCTAGTTGCCATATTTTAATTTTTAAGTTATTTATATTTATCAAATTGCGCTTTTTCGTCACTTGTAGCAACGTCCATAGCTCCGTTAATTCCGTAAATTTTTGCAATATACGTTCTTGTTGTGGGATTAACTGCTTGAGCCAAAGACGAAGGACTTGGGTAATTGCCAAAACGTGCTAATTTGCCCGTTTGTCCGTAAGCACCCGCATTGTAACAACAAATAATTCGGTCTAAACGTATATTACCATTTGGGTCAGTTGCCCACAAGGGTTTATCTTGTTTTCCTCCGACGTAACTATCCGCATATTGACCCAATAACATTGAACCTATTAAAATGTTAAGTTCGGGTTTTTTTTGGTCTGCATTAGTGATAGCTCTAGTTTTATTGTTTGAATCAAAAGTAATGCCGTAAGATTTTAATTTTGCTTCTTCGTCTGCCGTCATACGTCCTAGTTTTTTTTCATTACTCAACATATTACTTGCAAAATCTCTATTCCATTGCATTAATCCTTGCGTAATGTGTCCTTCAGTACCCGCAGTAGGATTTCCACCACTTTCGACCGCAATAAACGAAGCCAAAATTTCCATAGGAATTTTTGAATTATCCGAAGCAAACTTTATGTAACCGCCATAATTTTCCATTATTTTTTTTATGGTTGAAGCAACGGATTTTCGACTTCCCCAACTTGAAGGACTTGTTAAATTTTTATCGGGTACTAATAAACTATATTCTGCCATTTTTAAGAACGTTTAATTGTTATACGTCGTGAATCTTTTTGAGGGTCATTACTGCGTGTTCCTTTATTTCTAAAATAAGTAAATAAACCAATCGTAACTGCAAGTAACCCTACACCTACTAGCACTAATTTTAAATTTTTGTTCATAGCAAAAAAAAATGTTACGTAACAAATTTAGTGAAAAAAACAAATAAACGTATTCTATTAAAAAATTTTGAAAAAAAAACTAACTTTGAAGGTAATTTAATTTTTGTAAATTTTGAAAAATTATCGTAAAACAAGTGACGGAAGAAAAGGAGGTTTATTTGTAGGCAAAAGCCATAAAAACGGAGGAATACCCGCTATTGTTGTCGATACGGGTCAGCCGATTGAGGTTGAAGGAGGAGAAGCTATTATTAATGAAGAAGCTACAAAAAAATTTTGGAAAGAGTTAAGCTATATTAATCAAAGTGCGGGAAATGGAAATCCAATACCACCGCCTCAAGATTTTAGCGGGGAAGTAAGTAAATATCGTAATGGCGGTAAAATTTCAAAATTTGCTTTAATGCAAGGAATTAAACACGAATTAGAACATAGCCAAACAATAGACAAATTTAAAAAAGCGGGTGTCAACAAAAAAGACGTGGCAAAACAAATAGCTTTAGACCACCTAAAAGAAAACCCAAATTACTATAAAATTTTACGCAAAATAAAACTTTCAAATGGAGGAGAAATAGTTTGTAGAAAATGTGGTTGGAATTGGTTAGAAAAAGACGGGGGCAGTGATAAGTACGTTTGTCA